AGAACTGGCAGAGAAAGCATACTACAAGGGGTTTGGCGACGGAGGCGAAGCGCATACTTGCGACGCTAATTTATCAACAGACACTGAGTGGGATGGATTTATTAATAAAAACATACATAGTTTATGAAAATAAAATGTACCAATTGTGGAAGATTTGTAAAGAAAAACAAAGTAAAAATAGTAACCATTTATTCTCAATTTGAACCATCGGAAAACTTAATTTATTGTGAAAAGTGTAAAAGTAATAGCTTATGAAGCCAATATGTAGAATATACTTTGGTTGGAGGGATTGGAAATATGAATTTCGCTAAAAATCGTTATATTGCGATATGAATGATAATCAGGTAGTTGAAAATCTTGAAAACGGAAAGATTTCAGGATGGGGAGGAAAGCGCGAAGGATCGGGCCGAAAACCGCTTTTAAATAAGGAAGATTTAGCGATCGTCAAGGAGTTGATATGCCAACACGGTTCAGAAATAGACCCTTTAGAATCAAAGGAAAGGGCCTTGGTTTTGATGGATAAATTATACGAACATGGTAAGACTGGCAATATCCCAGCGATTAAAGAATATCTTGATCGTCAGCTAGGGAAGTCGAGAGAGTCGATAGATCATACATCGGGCGGTGAGCGAGTAATTCCAGTGATTAATATTTTACCTCCAAAATCGGAATAGTTATATTATGGTAAGCAATATTAAAATGTACAGGAGCTGGAACGGCAGAGAATATCAACATTGCATTATGTTTTGTGGTTCTTTTAAAGGCGCCCATGTTGAGTCTGAGATCAGCTTAGTCTCGGACGTTTCGATGGTTCGGGTGCTTTATGAGAAATTTAAAAATGGTGACTTTAAAAAGCTGTAAGTGATAAACCTCTCCCAGAAACAATCTGACGCATGGCATTATCTCACCGATAACGAAACCACAGAGGTGCTTTATGGTGGAGGTGCTGGCGGGGGTAAGTCATATCTTGGATGTCTGTGGCATATTGATAGGAGGGTGCGATTTGCTGGAAGCAGGGGGTTAATAGGTCGGGCGCAACTCAAGTCAATCAAAGAGTCCACTTTAATTACTTACCTGAAAGTATGCAATCTGTTAGGCTACAGAGCAGGGGTAGACTATAAATTCAATGGTCAAGATATGACTATTGTATGGTCTAATGGCTCAAAAACTGTTTTTAAAGACCTCGACTACAAGCCGTCAGATCCGAACTTTGAAAGCCTAGGATCAACAGAATTTACAGATGCCTTCATTGATGAGGCGGGCGAGATTATTCAAAAAGCTTTCGATATCGTAAACTCTCGTATCAGGTGGATGCTGGGAGAGTTCGGCTTAGTGCCTAAAATACTCTTAACTTGCAACCCAAATCAAAACTGGATTAAGTATAAGTACATCAAGAACGAAGAGGGGCAATTAGTGCGATTGCTACCATACCAGAAGTACGTCAGAGCTCTAGTTGATGACAATCCAGACCAAGAGTTTAAAGACCTCTACAAGCAGCAGCTAGACCGAATGAGCAGCCAGTACGATAAGGATAGGCTACTCTTTGGCGACTGGGATGCTATGCCTCGAACAGGTGGAGAGTTCTGGAAGCAGTTCAACAGGGATAGCCACGTGAAGAAAGTCGGCTGGATCGAAGAGCTGGCAGTCCATATTAGCTGGGACGAAAACGTAAATCCTTACCTCACCTGCCAGGTATGGCAGATTATTAATACAGACGAAAATAAAATACTCCGGCAGATTGACGAGATTTGTTTACCAGACCCCCGTAACAGGGTGGCGTATGTTTGTCAGGAATTTAAAAGACGCTATCCATTGTCACGGGTGCCGAAGCTATTCATATACGGCGACGCTACCAGCAAGAAGGAAGATGTGAAGAAGGAAAAGGGGGAAAACCTTTTCACAGAAATAGAGTTGCATCTAAAAGAGTATAATTATGTTCGTCGAGTGCCTACCGCCAACCCTTCGGTTCTCGATTCTGCCTCCTTTATTGAAGACGTTTACGCTGGTAAGGTGTCAGAATTAATAATAGAAATTGGAGAAAATTGCATAAAATCAATCCACGATTACAGCTACGCCAAGGAAGACTCCGATGGGGGTATATCCAAGAAGAAAATAACCGACCCAATGACCAAGATTAGCTATGAAGAGTATGGCCACTGCTCCGATGCTAAGAGGTATTTTATAACCGAAGCAGAACATTCGCTCTACTACTCGCACCGTAGAGGTTCTAAGATTGTCGCTCCTTTGATTGGGGTAAAAAGAACCCCGAACCAGTCTGCTCATTATTAAACATGTTGCATAATCGCTAAGCATTTTTAGTACGCCATATCTTTACGGTATGGCGTTTCTGCGAATAGAAGATTATTATCCAGCAATTTCACTAGAACATCTTAACCAGATATTAGAACAATCGGTTAATGTATCTGGAGACAGGGACGTGCTATTGACTGCCGAGTTAAGAAGTATCTCAAGAGCGAAAGAATATTTAACCGCTCGCTATAAAGTTGACAGGATTTTCAAAGATTTTTTACCATTCAGTATCTCCTCGAATTATACTTATGGTGATAGAATAAACTGGACTGCGCCACCTTGGGTTAATGGTGTTTATGCCGCCAATTCTCTGGTTTCCTATAATGGATTTGTATACAAAAAAAACGCAACCACAGCCGGATATACTGCCGCTACTCTTCCTAATAACATTACCTATTTCGACAATGTGGGAGAAGAAAGCGTTTACTACGTAGCATTTCCTCCAGAGTACGACGAGGATAAAGTCTATGCTAGCAATGAGCTGTTATATTACTCTCACGAAGTTTACGAGAAGAATTCTGAAACCTATGATGAATCTCAATTGCCAATTATCCCAACAGACAAACGGTATTTTAAAAGAATAACGCCCTCCAATTACTCGGCTGTGCTGACCGTTAATGGGGTGTATCCAACCAATCCGGCATGGACATACGGCGACAATCGAAACCAAACCATCGTCGAGTGCATTGCTCACATGGCTATCAATAAAATTCATTCAATTATAAATCCAAGAAATATACCTGCATTGCGAAGGGATAATTTCAGCACCGCAATCGAAACGCTAAAAGAGTTTCAGATAGGAAGCGTACAGGCTGACATGCCAGACAAGGAGGGCGCGCAAACTGGATATGCAATAAGATTTGGAAGCAACCAACCAACTACACACGGGTACTAATGGGATTTACAGATAAAATAATAAATTTTTTTTCAGCTACAAAAAAGGCTCCTGAAAACCTTACCAACTTGCGACCAAGAAGGGCGGGAGATGTAATTAAATACGATACTGGACTAACAAGAACATCTCAAGATGTCGGAAAGTGGAGACGTGCTTTAATTTCTGCCGAATCAAAGTCCAATTACAACAGAACGGAGTTATTCAGGCTTCTTAAAGATGTAGCTCTTGACTCTCATTTGTCTTCAATCATTGAGCAACGAAAAAACGCTACACTATGCAGGAATGTTTGTTATTACAATAGCGACGGAACCGAGAATGAAGAGGTGACGAGGCTTTTCAAAGCCTCGTGGTTCGGTAAGCTTAGAGCTATGATGCTTGACGCTAAATTCTACGGGTTTACATTAATTGACCTTGGAGAAGTCGTAGAGTTTAAATTCCCTACCATTACGCAAGTGCCACGTGAATATGTTAAGCCAGAACTTGGAATAGTTGTCGCTCAACCTTCATTGACCGATGGGATTTCTATTGACGATCCAAAATATTCTAATTGGAATTTATTCTTTGGTGAAAAAGAAGATTTAGGATTGCTTGTGAAGGCCGCCCCGTGGGCGCTTTGGAAAAAAACAGTTGTCGCGTACTGGTCGGAGTACTGCGAAAAATTCGGTATGCCAATGCGAGTTGGTAAGACTAACATACAAGACGAAACATTAAAGGCTAACATGGAGAGCGCCCTAAAAAATATGGGTTCGGCATTCTGGGCGCTGATGGATAAGGAGGACACGATTGAGCTTCTTGAAACATTCAATACCGCAGCTTACGACATTTACGACAAATTCATAGAGCGAGCAAACTCAGAAATGAGTAAGCTCATATTATCACAGACAGGCACGACGGATGAAAAGAGCTTTGTTGGTTCGGCTAATGTGCATCAAGATGTACTAGGTCAGTTGATCGAACAGGATGTATTATGGCATGACAATAATCTAAACGAAATAGTAAGGCCAGCGCTTGTGGCGCTTGGGTTCCCTGTATCAGACGGATACTTTGAGACAGGCTATGAAGAGAAGGCGAGCTTAAAAGACAAGGTAGAAATGATCGCCAAATTTATGCCTTATCTGAAATTCGACAAAGAATATTTAGAGGAGGAGTTTGATATAATTATTGAAAGCGTGATCGATAACTCGCAAAAGCCATCGATCGAAAAGGACAAGAAAAAAATAAACGATGCCACAAGGAAGTATTACGACTCTCTATAGTACCGTCTGCACAACTTGTGGCGGCTATCACAACGTTTCAGAGACCAATATCTTTACAGATGAAGAGATGAATATGCTAATTGACGGTGTGCTTACTGGCATTTACTCAGCAGGAAGTCTTCCAGCGTGGTACTATGAACGAACCGCGGAGGCTCTTTTCTCTGGTGTTGAAGCGGGGTTTGGTAGTAATTTATTTGAGCTAAGCCTTGGAGGCACGGACTATGCACTATTAGCAGAGTTAAGGACTAATATTTATGTTTTCTCTGCTGCTAAGACTTACCAGCAGGTCAGAGACATGAGCGATCTTCTAGTTACTTATAAAGATCGCCCCGACCTATTCAAAAAGGAGGCTAAGAAAATATTTCAAGATTACAACACACCAAAAGGAGCGAACTACCTTAGTGCAGAATATCAGACAGCAAAGTCTAGCGCCAGAAGCGCAAAGAACTGGCAGCGGATAGAGAGCGACAAGGGTGTTTTAGAAATATTAGAGTATCAGACGGTAGGCGACTCAAGGGTAAGGCCTGAACATGCAGAATTGGACGGCATCAAAAGGCCTGTAGATGATTCATTCTGGAATAACTATTACCCGCCTAACGGATGGCGGTGCAGGTGTGACGTACTCCAGCATGAGGAGGGCGACATAACAAGTCTGAAAGGATTTAAGCAACCAGAAAGTGTACCAGAATCGTTTATGATGAATAGCGGAAAAGACAGGCTAATATTCAGCGAAAAACATCCTTACTTCAAAGTAAAACGAGGTGATAAGCAATTAGCAATGGATAATTTCAACTTACCGCTACCCTGATGGCTCGAAATAGAGGAGGAACCGATAGTATTAAAAGAAAAATTGCAGCCTTTAATAATTTAAAGGGAACGCTTCCTACGTTACTAGGAAACGACGCTGTTAACTTCTTTAAGAACTCATTCAGAAAGCAAGGCTGGGAGGATGAAGGAATGCAGCGATGGAAGCCAAGAAAGGGAGAGGTTAATGCAGGAATCTCCAGGGTATCAAAGAAGAGCGGCTCAGGACGTGCTATACTGGTTAAGAGTGGAGATTTGAAGAAAAGTATTATTGTGGAGTTGGCGAACTGGAGAAAGATCAGAATAACATCTAATCTCCCGTATGCAGCCATTCACAACGAGGGGCTAAAAGGCTCCGCATGGGGCAAACATCCTTTTCAGATGCCGAAAAGAAAGTTCATGGGAAGATCAAGAAAGTTGCACAATAATTTGAGAGCAAAAATTGAGACAAAAATAAATTCAGCAATGAAAGCATGAAGGCGCTGTATCAATCCATACGGACAAGAATAGAAAGTAGTTGCCCATCAATAAAATGGGTGCGACTTTTTAATAATCAATTTGAAAGATCGAACAACGACGATCCCTCTCAGAATGATGAACAAGCATTCCCATATCCTTGCTGTTTTATCGAGTTTCCAAGCGACAATATTCAAACGTCTTCCGGCTATGGATCAAAGCGCTTGGAGGTACTGATAAGGGTTCACGTCGGTTTTGAGTCTTACGCTTTTGAGGACTTAAAAATGTTTGACATCGCACAAGAGGTACAAGGTGCTATTGAGAATTATAAGACCGACAGCATCACCCCTCTTACTTACGAGGCCCAGCGAATGGACTATAATCACAACAACGTGTATGTATACCAATTCGATTTCAGCACTCAATACTCCGACGATAGTTCCTATGTGAAGAATGGACAAATAGCAGCCCCTTCTCCATTGACATTAGAGGCTACTGTGGACTTAGATATAGACAACATTATAATTCGTACAGGAGATGGCTCGTAACATAGCAACGACAAAAGAAGCAATAAGAGTAGAGAAAAACAACTATCCATCACTAGCGCCTATTCTCTTTCAAGAAGAAGGAGGTAGTAGAGTTGGAATACTCAACAACATAGCTGACATAATGGCTATCAATATTAATATTTTCGAGCAGCTACAGGATGCTTACAAACTAGAACTAGAAGGCATTGCGTCCGGAGCAGTACCGGGTACCGGCGATTGGGTTCACTCAAAAGTATTGGAGTTCCAATACAGCGCTACCAACCCTCAGTATATTCAGCTTATAAACCTTATACCTACCTACAATAAAGTAGATAGTTCATTAAGAATAATTTCCAGGGCCTCAGTAACCGAGAATGGAAACGGTAGGATCAGTATTAAGGTGGCGACAGGGGAGCCACCGGTGCCACTTGATAATTCGCAGCAATTGGCATTATCTGAATACTTGGATATTATTGGTCCTGCTGGACCACAGATAAGCGTATCGAGCAACATATCCGACAAGCTGTATGTTAATGCTAATATCTACTACGATGGGCAGTTTGTTTCCAGTATCCAAACAGACGTGAAGGCGGCTATCAATAAGTATCTGGCAAACATTAGTTTTGACGGATTGGTAACCGTGTCCAAAATTCAAGATGCCATCCAAGGCGTAATTGGAGTAAGAGACGTGGTAATAAACTTGGTAAAAGCAAGGGCGAATGGTGTTGGGTTTATTTCAGCCACCACCGTTACTCGTCAATGGTCAACCATAGCGGGATACATAGTAGAAGAGAATATAGTAGGACAAACGTTTTCGGATAGCATAGCCTATACAGCGGAATGAGTAAGTATAGCTGCGATTTCGACATTACAAGCGTTGAGCTGCTACCGGTTCATAAGAGGGTGAATAATATCAAAAATGTCCTTTTCTCACTTGTGGCACCGCTTAATGAACTTGAAACGGTTTTTACTTACCTGAGAGAAGGTAGTGCGGCAGGGAATTACAGTGGCATAATAGTTTATACTTTTGGTCAATTTGTCAACTACCAACGAAGGGTATATTATCGAAACCAAGTAACCGCAGGGTACTCGGCGGGAGTAACGCCTAATAACTCAACATACTTCGTTCCTGTGCTTGAATATTCCATAGGACTAGATGAGCGTATTCGATTTTCGCCACAAAAGATATTATTGGAATACGCGCTCAACAGAATATTTCAAACAACATTCAATCAACCTCCGACACTATCGGACATATACATTACCAACGAGAATACGGATGATGATGCTTTCGTGGTTGGAGACGATGACGAAGATACTTCTACGGTATCGCAAACAGATGAATTATATGACTGGGCCGTAACCGAGCTAGACCCTGACGTAGGACTTCCAGACTTTGTAATTCACGTACCTGTGGCAGTATGGACGGCCCTAGCTGGAACGCCAACAGAAAGAGACAATATTATATTATCAGTTGCAAATAAAATAAAACTATTCGGCTATAAAGCCAGCGTAACCACTTACTAATATGAGAAAATTCATAACCACCAACATTATAAATCCAGTAAAGGCGCCTATTACAGAAAAGGCAATTAGGCAT